TTGTTTCGATTGTTGATGGCTGAAATGGTATCTCTCTCGTATTTGGATCATCACTCGGCATTAAACAAGCCCTCTCTAGCTCTAATACATTTGGCAACCACTTCCATCTTGTGTTCTGTTTGACCAAAAATTTCTCTTGGCTCTCCCAGCGTCACTATCTCATAAAACTTGCTGCCGTACGCAATAAAATCTCCTTCGCGCACAAATAGATCTTGATCTTCCACCAGCCTTCTCTTGTGGAAATGAACTGTGATTGATCCCTTCCTATCAATACCGAGATTCGAAGTCGTGGTATCGCTCCCCTCCCACTCGATAAGAGCATAAACGCGCACGGGTGGCAAAAATGTTTTTTTAATTGCCTCGCCATAAAGCGGATGGAAGTTTGTGCGCTCTATACTTATTGGATAATATGCGACTTGTTGTCCAATGACTCGCTCTATCAACTCATCATTAACTTGCTTAACCAAGTTGCGTTCTTTCTCCCCCGTAAACAAAGGTGGCGGGGGTGCAGAAGGTTGCGTCCATTTTGGTGCCATGCCTTAGTTCTCCCTACTATCCACTATAAATTAACATGGGAACATGCTCTTGAATTTTGTTGGAAGACTCCACCATCGATGCGTCGCCGTTCATAAGCTCGCCATAAGTTAGTTCATCCAATACCGTTTTTAATTCATCTCTCAGGGCTGTTTGTTCTTCTTTACCTTGACTAATCAAATCGCCGCCGTTCAACGAAACGTCGTTGCCGGGAATTGGAATTGAAGCAAACTTGCTCCGAACGTGCCCAAGCATCTCTTTACACAATGCCAGTGCAAAGCGACGGATCCACTGCTTACCAATCGAATTAATATTCGCATACGGAATATTCTCGAAGGGCAAAGTATTCATATTATTGATTCCCTCAACCCCCTCTTTGCGATCCGCTTGTTCATCCCAAGTATTATCGCCGGTAGTTTGGAATTCAACCCATAGCTTCGCCGGATATCCCCCGGATGTGGGCGGTATCGGAAAAACCCGCACCTTGTTATTCCGCAGTTCGTAGGACCAATGCGAGTTGCGGGTGTAAATCGAGTCTTCGTAAGCTATAGCCTGAGCCTTGTTCTGCCACGCTGGAATTACTTGGAAAGTGGAATCGTCCGCGTATTGCCCATACGTTCCCAAGTTGCCCACAGTGTTCAAGCCGCCGTAGTAACCAAAAAATCGCCAATGTGCGGATTTAGATTTAAAATATACCTTAGAGATAGATATCTTATTTGTGCCCACCTTATTATAATATGGGTAGCCGCTATTATCGGAATCTATCGATGCGCTATAAACAATTTGCTGGAGGTCGTAATCTTGTACGCCACCCGTCAAAGCGAAAGAAGCAGAATATACTTGGGAACCTCCCATCTGAGTCTCAGCAGAAATACCTTCTGCAATTCTCCGCGCATAAGAGAAATCGAATCGCGGGAGGCGAAGGTTTACATTTGTTCCTTCAAGAGTGTGTCCATCCGTCAACTGACCGTCTTCATCAAATGATCCTGTGGTCCCGCCTAGCACATTCCCAAGAATATTTTTGGCTTGATGCACGTTAAGGAGATAGGAATATTCCAATGTTGCCTCTTCGTAAGCTGCATACACTTGACCATCAATTATTTCAATATCAAGAATGTCACCCCCGAGCTTTTTAAAAACATAAGCCACCTGATCGGATGCGCCGGACACGAACGGGGCTGATGCTGCATAGATGCCCAATGGCAAACTTGCAGCAACATCATCGGTGCTTCCAGTGATTGAAAGTTTTGATACGCTTGTCGCTGAAGATGGTCTTAGAGTAGGTGCAGCCATGAGTTATAGTCCTCCGAGAGTAATTAGTTTTCGGACAAAAGAAAAGCCCCGTGCCAGTCGAAACTAACACGGGGCTTTGCGATTAAAAGCAATAACTTTAGTTATTAGCCAACAAGATCGCGAACCACGACAAGACCATACATGTCGGGGCGTACCATCTTCTTAGCATAACGAGTCATCACGCCCTTGCGAGGCAGGAAGTCTTCGTCTCCAAAGATGGTCGGTGTGACCTGAAGAGGCACATAAGGAGCATACACATAGCCACTCTCAAGGAAGCTACTGCCCTTACGTCCAACGAGGATCACATTGCGCGGGAAGTACGGGTCAACCCAAATATCCCACTTCTTGCTGATAGAACCAGCATTTACTGCGCCAACAGAGCCCTTGTTGTCATCAGCGGTAACGCTTGCGCGGAAGCCACTAGTGAACTCAAGGATGTTTGCGACCTCTGGACCACAAACACAGAAGTTGGCACCACCGCGAAGAGTTTTTCGGTGGATACGAGCAGACACATCGTTGACTGTCTCAACAAGAGTCTCATACCACTCGGAAACCGTTCCGGTGAAGTCAGGGGGTGCAGTTGCGCTAGTAATGCTAGCACCGGTCGTAGGATTAACAAACTGACCGGGGCGTCGGCTCCAATAGAGCGTACCAGCAGTTGCACCCTGAACGAGATCATTGAGAAGTTCTTGGTCGATCTCTAGAGCAATCTGCTCGGAGAGAATACCAGTCAACTCAACCTCAGCGTCAAGGTTGTGGTAGGCATTGAGATCTTGTCCCAATTCCGGTGTCCACTTAGCCTTGAGCTTCTTGGTGATCGCGGTCACAGCAATGCTGTCTACCTTGATGTCGATCTCGGGAATACGAGCATTACTAATGCTGGTAAGATCGGATGCCGGAGAATCTGCACGACCCTCAAGCCCCCATGGGGTAGCACCAACAACAGAACCATCAGCACCACCAGCATCGAAATTATCCTGATGCGCAAACACGCAACCTTTACCTGCGCCAGTATCATCAGCGCTGGTACCATCAGTATCAACAACAATACACGTGACAGTTGTCCCGCTGATCGTCGTCAAGCGTCGAACCACGGAAGAGGTCGCATCGGAAAGCTCCGTAAGATCAAGCGCCGACAGATTGTTGGTATTCATATCAGTCGGTGCGGTAAAGGTGTACTCACGCGCAGAATAAGTTGGATTAGCCAACAGATCCGGGTCAAAGCGAATAGCTTTCAATCCCGCATCACCCAGCGCTGCTGCCGTTAGAACTGTCGATGTGGCAATATTAGTGCCCGCCGCGAGCGTTACATCTGCCGAACCAGTCGGAGAAGCATAACCACTCTGAAGGTCATAATAACCAGTCTCAGACAGGGCTCCTACGCCACTTGCAATTCCTTTGGCAACAGCAGAACCACCGTATACAGAAGTCGTATCAGCCGTGGCACCGGCACCAGCTTTGGTGTCAGCATGCATGAAGTCAAGGAAAAAGATCAGACCAGAAGGCAAGCTCATGGGCTGAACGCTAACAAGATCGTTAGCAACGAGTCCACCGAATACTCGGCGAACAATCGGGAACGCAACAGCGGCGAACCCTTCCACGTCACCCTGTGACATGGCGGAGGCTTCACGAAGAAGCTCCTTGGCTTGATTCTCTAGGAGACAAGCCATCGAATTTTTGGTAGTGTCGTTATCCAATCCTTCCAAAAGACCAGTGTTTTCCCACTTATTCAGTAGAGCCTGACCGTCTTTTGCGAGGGAACGATTAACGATACCTTCCGTCAATTTTTGTAAAACAGACATTTTTATTTGTCCTCCCTTAATTTATTTTTTACAAATTCCTGCTAGAATTTTCATCCTTTCCGTTGCCGGATCAGATGACTTTTCTGCCTTAGTTGCCCGAGGCAGGATTGAAGATCGCCGTGTCACAACTTCGCTCAGTGATTTAGGACTTCTCTTAGGTTTCGTCCCCACTGTGCTTTGAAGTGTTTCAAAGATGGTCTTCGCTTCTTCTACGGATTTCGCACTTGAAATAGCTTCAGCAATTTTAATTTTTTGCCGCTCATTCAGGGAGGCGCTAGACAAAACACGATTAGTGTAGAGTAGTTTAGCATTCTGAAGATTAACGCTATCAACATGATTGCGCATCTTCAGAGTGATATTTTTAATTTTATTTTTTTGTTCTTTGAGAATCTTGAATCTCTTGTTGGTTCGTGCCAATCTTTCTTCAAGCTCTTTAACGTTCTTTCGGAGTTCTTCATTCTCCTCGGAGATTTCTGTATCTTGCTCCTGGGCAACTGCCTGCTCTTCAGCTTCTTCAACTTGGTCGGTGGTTGCGCCCGTCCAACCATCTGATTGGGGGTCAATGTCTACAGTTAGTTCTTCTACAATTTTAGCGAGCAGTTCTTCATTGAGGTCCACCTCTTCTAAAGCCAAACCGCCAGGGAGCCCCATTGCTTGGTCGGCAGCTTCTTCTTCCTCTTCTTCGGCAGCGGCTGTGGCAACAAGGGCATCCAGGTCAAGTGTGACTTGCTCCTCGTCCTCTGGGCAGGGGCAAAGATTTTCGCCATCGGTGGCAGCATCGGGCAACTGTTGTGCCAGGTCCTCGTGGCTGTCCTCGTCGCCCCCCAGAGCCAGCGGGTCTTCTTCCCCTAGCTCCAAGTCCTCCGGCTGTTCCAGCAAAGTAGTTACGGCATCCTTGATC